CCGGGCGGCCCCGGTGGCCCTGGCCCCGGCCCTGCGTCCGGCGGCGGTGGAGGTGGTCCCGGAGGAGGCCCGCCGCCGCCTCCGAGTAGTGCTGCGAGATCCTGGCCCATCACGCCTCCCATGCATAGCGGCCACGCTTCCAGCGGTCGCGCTTGGCACGCGCCTTCCGCTTCTTCTCGTGGAAACCGTACAACCTGTACATCTCCAGCGAAACCCCGGCGCACATCACGCGGTCATCGTTGCAGCCTTCAAGCGCGCGCGGCGACGGTCGCGTCTCGCGTTTGGAGAAGGTGCGAAGCTCGGAGTCGAGGTCGGGCGTGATCCAGGGGCATAGCTCGTCGCGGATCCACTCCTCCAGGCCGTTGATCACGAGCGGCCTCGTCGCCTGGTTCATCGGGAAGCCATAGGCCGCGCGGTCGTCCGGCACCGTCGTCTCGGCGGAGGTCACTTGGTGCCGGTACATCTTCGCGTACGCCTTGCGGCCCTTGACCCCGTCGCGCAGCGCGAGCACCGTCGCGCGCCCATAGCCGCCCTGCACCTCGATGGCGATCAGCGCATCCCCCCGGCAGGACGAGTGCGAGCCGTACCACTTCCCCGCGTAGTAGAGGTCCTTGGCGAACAGGTCCTCCTCGATCTTTGCGTGGTACTCGGCGACCCACTTGCCGTTGGTCAGGTCGAGCACGCACGCGGCCGAGAAGTCGTTGCCCGAGCCAGTCGCGATGTCGGCGGCGATGGTGTAGCCGTGACCGGCCACCGGCTCTTCGTAGATCCGCCACTCGCCGTCCTTGCGCTTGATCATCGCCGCCTTGCGGTACGTCTCGCGGAAGCTCATCCGGTACAGCCACTTCCGCTCCTCTTCGCGCCAGCGCTTCTGGTAGGCGTTCAACTTCTCCAGGTCGAACCAGCAGCGCCCGCTGGAAATGAAGCCCTCCTCCGGCGAGCGCGGGTACATCTCGGCGCGGTCGGAGGCCGGGAGGCGGCGAGCCTTTAGCTCGTACCACTTCTTGTCGCGGTCAGGGTGCGTGAAGACGCTGAAGAAGCGCCGCTCGATCCCCATCGACTCGGCATTCGTCCAGAGGTAGTGGAAGAAGTTCCCCTGTGCCTCGCCCTCGCCGTCCTCGGTCGAGACGCCGTTGGCGGTCGAGATGATGATCGCCCGACCGCCGCCGTCGATGATCGGGAAAGCAGCCTTCCAGGACTGGCGCGCATAGTCCTGCCGTGCGTGCTCATCGAGGATCACGAGCGCCGCCGTCTCGCCGTGACCAGCCTTCGGCGTCGAGGGGAGCGCCAAGATCGAGGAGCGCTTCCCGTCCCCGGACTGCCATTCGATCTCCTGAGAGGGCGAGCCTCCCCTCGACGGCTTCATCAACTCCATGTGGCGCGAGTAATAGAGAGGTGCAGACTGGTACATGCCCCAGATCCGCGCGATCACCTTCTGCGCCTCCTCCAGGTTGATCGAGATGATCAGGACGCGCGTGCCGGGCCGAAACAGCGCCACCCAGAGTCCGTAGCCTGCCGCGAGCCAGGTGATGCCGATCTGACGAGCCTTGTACTCAAGCGATACCTCCTGCGCCAGCCAGGAGTCGAGCACCTCCCGGTGCCAGATCCACTTCCCCTCGGGGCCGCTGAGATCGACCAGCTTCCGCTCGGCCTCGTAGAGCAGGTCGAAGTTGAAATCCTCGCCGGTCTTGGCATCGACACAGTCCACGAACTGGAGGAAGAAGGCGGGATGAACACGCGCCTTCCGTAGACGCTGCTCGCGCACGGCCATCTCGCGCTCGGCCTGCTGGGGAGAGATCTGGTCGGTGACCACCATCTGTGGGAGGATACGACCGACGACGCAGAGCGGCACGGAGCCGTCCCTCGGCATCCCCAGCCCGAGGTAATCCGCTTTGGCTCCGTGCCGCGCCCTTTCAAGGAGGTGATGTCCCAGACGGACCCAGGCCGGTGTTCCCCGACTTGGAGGTGACCTTGAAGACGATCATCCTCGTGGCGCTCGTCGTCACGATCCTCATTGCAATCACGCAGCGCGCAGTCGCGTCGATCCCCAGGTACGCACCGCCGCACCTCGCAGCGTGGCTCTGCATCCACCGCTACGAAGGCTCATGGACGGACGGCGGTGCGCCCTACTACGGAGGCCTGCAGATGGACTGGTCGTTCATGTCCACCTACGGCTCCCGTCTCTTACGCACCAAGGGTACGGCCAACCACTGGACGCCACACGAGCAGATGTGGGTGGCCGAACGCGCCTGGCGCACACGGGGCTTCTGGCCCTGGCCGAACACGGCACGGTACTGCGGGCTACTCTAAGCCCGGTTCGGTTGCACGAGACTCAGGGGGGCGAGAGATCGCCCCCCTTGTTCTCTCAGTAGCCCTTGGCGTTCTTCTTCGGCTTCTGCTGTCCCGTCGCCGTCTTGGTCGATGAGCGCTTGCGCTTGCCGCCAGCACCGAACGGCGCTGCGCGCTTGTTGCCGAAGTTCGCGAGGCCTCCACCTTTCTTCTTTGCAGCCACTCGCTTCTTTCCTCCTCTCTTCAGCGTGCCAGCCGCCGCTGCGTTTGAGATCGCTGCCGCCGAGGACTTCGACAGCCCCTTCTGCTTCAGGTCCTCGTACATCGCGGGCTTCTTGATCGAGGCGTACTTCTTGCCGGGCATGATCCTCCTCTCAGGAGACGATGCAGGTCAGGATCGCGGTCTGCCCGCCGGGATGGTTGATCACGAGCTTGCCGAACTTCGACCCCGAAGGACAGGACTCCGCGCCCGGAGCACCGGGTGGGCCTGTCGCTCCCTGTGGCCCGGTCGCGAGGTTGACCGTCGTCGTCACCGTCGGTGCCTGCTGGCCGACGCCGAAGGCCGTCGCCGTGAGCACGCCCGTGGTCGCCGCTAGCGCGAGCGCGACTCCGAGCAGGACGAGCGGGTTACGCAGGCGGGCGAGGATCGAGTTCATGCAGCCCTTCCTTGAATGCCTGGAGGCGCTTCTCGCAGTCTTCGTCGTAGCCCTTCTTCGCCTGACGGACATAGAACCAGGAGGTCAGCACGCTCGCGACTCCCGACAGGAACGCGCCGAGCGCGATGAGTTGGTCATGGCCCACGCCTGCTCTCGACCGCCAGCGTCCCGAGCACGCCGACGCACGCCGAGGCGACCGAGAACGCGCCCGCCGACGAGTAGCCGGTGACCGCAAGCACGACGCCAGAGGCGATCCCCGTGATCGCGATCAGGCCCAACAGGCTTAGGAGCAGTCGGTGTTGATCACGACTCTGTGTCCGGCTCCTCGCCACGCGCCCCCTCGTGCGACGGCTCCTCCGCCGGTTCCTCGGCCGGTTCCGGCTCGACCTCCGGCTCGGGCTGTTCGGTCTGCTCTGACATCAGGCGATCTCCTTTGCTCGTGCGATCACGTCGTCTATCGGAAAACCACTGCCGCAGTCCCAGTGCCCACCGCCCCAGGAACCCAAGTCGTTGTGCTGACATACGCCCCTCCCGCTGCCCTGCGCCTGTGAGGCCGACAGCTTGGTGATCGGGATCCCGAGCGCGCCCGCCTCCTCGGCGACCCAGCGCGCACAGTTCTCCAGCATGTTCGGGTGCTTGCTCCACTCGCTCGCCGACCACTTCGCGAACGCGCACAGTTCGGTCTGCACCGCAACCGGGTTGGCGTTCGCGGCCGTCCACGCCTTGTTGCCGCGCTTGACGTACTCGCCGACGACGCCGAGCTTGTCATCGATCCCCGTGTGCGAAGACACCTGGCTGGAGGAGGAGGCGAAGAAGTTGCCAAGCTCCTCGATGGTCCGCGCACCCTCGGCGGTGTGGATCACGATCAGCCGCACGGTCGCGCCGCCGCGCGAGGAGTAGTTGGGCGAGCCGATCCACTTGCGCGTCAGCTTCGCTGGCTTCGGCGACGGAGCGGGCTTGTTGAACATGTCGTAGGCCTGGTTGATCAGGTCACAGGCAACCGAGTCCATCGCCTGCTCGCCCGCGTGCGGGCCTGTCGGGACGAGCGCGTAGCGGAGCGCGTCGAAGGTCTGCTTGCCGATGTTGCCGGTGGCTGAGATCTTCTGCTGGTACTGGAAGCCCGCGACGCCCGACCAGAGCCGCTTGTCCGCCGTCGAGGCCATGTCCTTGCCCTTGGCAAAGTCCGTCCAGTAGCCGTCGTCCCAGGACTCGGGATCCCACGGCCCCCAGCGCGAGAGCTTGCAGATCGTTCGCTTGTACGCGACCACGTCGCTGCCGCGCTTCGACGCCTCGTAGCCGGGCGTGTTCGGCGGGTAGAGAGCGCGCGGGAAGCCCTTCACCTTCGCGGGGCCACCGCCCTTGTACGGCTTGTCATACCACTCGCTCACGCTTCCGCCTCTCGTATCGCCGCTGCCGGATCCGGTCGCACTCACGGCATCGTGACCAGCCCTGAACGGAGATGTACCGCTCGTCGTGATCACAGGCGAGATGTCGCTGCCCATGCTCCCGGTGGGTCACCAACTCCAAGTGATCCACGTTCACGCAGGCCTTGGTGCCGCAGACGTGGTGAAGCTCCTTGCCGTCGGGGATCTCACCGTGCGCGTCGATCCAGGCGGCGCGATGAGCTAGCTGCCAGCGGGCGTGTCCGGCGACGACACGGGCGTACCCCTGGACGTTGATGTGACCCCCAGGAATGCACTCGCTCACTCGTCTGAGCTTACTCGTCCTGCGTGATCTCCTCCACCTCGCTCATCACCAGCAGTCGCCGCAGGCGCAGAAGCTCGTTCCGCTCGGCGACGTAGGCCCAGAAGTCCATCGTCACGATGGGCTTGCGGTCGTTGTGACCGGCGACGACGACCAACCAGGGCTTGCCCTCCTTCTTCGCGTCGGCCTTCGCCTGCTGGATCCACTTCGACAGCACCGGGGGACCGATCCGGCGCGAGCGCTTGACCTGGACGGCGTAGGGAACGTCGTCCGTGCAGTCGGACATCTCGCGGCCGGTCGGGCCTCTCCGCTCTCCCCCGAACGCACGACAGATCCTAAGCTCAAGATCTTTTCCAGGCCGTCATGGCCTAGATCACCCCCTTGCGTGAACGCCCGGTCTTGTTGCAGCGTCCGCAAACGGGGCGGATGTTCGCCGCCAGGTTCGGGCCACCGCGCCAGAGGGGCAGCACATGGTCGATCTCCTCCCAGGACGCGCCGCACTTCCAGCAGCGCCAGCCCCAGATCTCCAGCCGAGCCTCGATCCCTGAAGCGGTGAGGGTGCCACCGACGCCGTAGGTGCGAGCCATCGCGTTCGCGTTCAGAGCGCGGATCTTGAACGGGTTCTCGGCTCGATACCGCCGCTTGTCGGCCCTGTGCGCCTCGGGATCGGCGTCGTATTGCGCCTTCACCTGAGCGAGCTTCCGCTCGCGGTTGCGCTCGTACCAGCGTCGATGCGTCTCGGCGTTGTACCTAGCCACTCGTTCCCTTGCTACGAGAGAGGGCGTCGTTAGCGTTCTGTGCGATCTTTCGCAACGTCGGTTGATCTAAAGCTTGTACGGTTCGCGAGTAGCCGACGATCTGATGTGCGACCTCCCGTAGTTCCCGTAGCTGTTCGGCCATGCGTTCAACTTCGACGCGAGCGGTGTCGCCCTCGTCGTCCGCGTGGACGTAGCGCAGCCGCTCTATCGAGGTCATCTCGTCCCATGAATCGACGCCTTCATAGGGGTCCCAGTCCTTGCTCATTCTGTTGTTCCTCCACGGTCGATCTCCCAAGCGCACTCTGGGCAGACACCTCGATGTCCTCGCCAGGTGATGCTGAACTGGATCCAGTGCCCGTTGGGGCAGCGCCATTCTCGTATTGGTCCGAGGCCGCGTGGGCTTGTGACCCTGGCCTCACGAAACGTTCGCTCGTTGTTGTATTGCCAGTTCTTCTTCATTCCGCCGCCGCCAACAAAGTGGCCGCGAGCGCGCCCGCGTTCATCCGCGACAAGTAGATCGACGCGCCCCACTCGTCCGAGCCGAGCCGGAGATGGATCGCCACCTCGTCGTCGTCCGAGCGCTCGACTTCCACGCGCTGGCTCTCGTACAGCGTGCCGTCGTCACCCTCGGGCTTCCAGATGTTCGCCTCGATGATCATCCCGCCCTCTCGATCTCGGCGTCGATCTCGGCGAGGATGACGCGGGTCAGGTTGAGCGCGTCGTCAATTCTCGCGATCTGCCGCTCGACCTCGGGCTTCACGTCGGGGTTCCGCGCGGCCATCCTTCTCAGATCCCGCTTCGCCTGCTCGGCCCTGACCTCTATGTCTGCGATCACGCTCATTGCAACGGGTCAACCTCCTTCCGGAGCGCCGCCAGCTTGGCGTGCGTCTCGTCGTCCATCCATTCGGGAGCGTCCGGGCAACGCACCCGCTCCTCCCAGGCCTTGATCTCGACCGAGCGCGCCTTCTTGTGACGGCCGCGCTTCGACTGGTCGTGTTGGTTCCTGCGCCGCCGGTCACCCATCGTCGTCCTCCGCGTTCAGCCGGTCGCAAAGCTTCCGCCCGCGCTCCTGCGCGAGACGGCGTCGCTCAACGGTCGGAGTCGCCTGCCCCTTGCTGCCCATCATCTCCTCGGAGCGGAAGAGGCCGACGACGCGGTAGTTCCAGAGCGTGTCGAGAACGGTGACGGTGACGCCGAGGGGGCGCGCGCGCGTGCGCGCCTGGCTCAGGAACCCCCAGGACTCGTGTACGACGAATCGTCCGGGTCGCGCTCCAGGAACCAGGCCGTCACTCCCTGGAGCCTCGCACCCACGTCCGCCAACTCCTGCGCCGACAGCTTCCCGACCAGGAGCAGCGTCGCCGCCATCTCGCTCGCACCGACCAGACGGCCGACCTGCAAATGGAAGGAGGGGTCCTCCACCAGCTTCCGGTACGGGCGGAGTCTCACCGCTCACGAGGGTACCCGCCAGTCCGGCTCGGGATCGGGCGGAGGCGGCTCATCGAAGTTCGCGCCCGCGATCCGGTCGGCGTAGTCCTCGGGCGGCGGCAGCAGCACGTCCTCCAGCACGTCCGGCGGGAGCGGCTCCTGCTCCGCCTTCGCGACAACCTCCGCGACCCCGAGATGGAGCAGGCCGAGCTTGATCAGGTAGTTGACCTGCTGCGAGAACGTCCGCTCCTCGTTACGGGCGAGGTTGATCAGGAACCGGCGCAGCACCGGCTCCATCGTGATGTTGACCTTCTCCTTGCGCTCGCTCATCAACGCCTCCTCGTCCCGAACATGAACTCTCGCCGCAGCATGTGCGCGACG